CTTGGTACTTTATTTATATTGTCGTTTAATAAAACAATTGTATTAATAGTATTTTGGGGATCTTCAGTTACACTTATATCTTTAGGATAAGGATTTAATATACCAGGTAAATAAACATTATAATATTCTTGTTCTTGTTGTTTAACTACAATTTTATATGAATACCAACCAAGTGGATTATAATCAGAACTAGTAGGATCACCGTTATATACACCTGGTACTAAAGACTGTAAATTAGGTCTACTTACTGGTAATGGTTGATTAAATAAAACTTTTATAGAATCACCTATCCAAGAGTTTATATTATTAGTAGAGCCAGTTATGTCAACAACATTGTAAGGAAAATATATAGTATCACCAGAAAGTTTTAAACCATCAGCATCTTCTTGTTGAGATGTAGCAGATGAAAGTATTGTAGTAGATGATCTACCATATTTATCAGATAATATAACACCTATTTGATAATTTCTATTTTGTTTTAAAGTATGCATTGGATATTCTACTGACGAAGTAGTAGAAAGCGACGGAGAAAACTCATTACTAGTTATAGGTATAGAAAAATCTGTATATTTTTGAGATGCAGTAGCATTATAATTTATAGATGCTGGTGGCGTGTGTTTGTTTTGAAAGTTACTATAAACAAGTCTATTACCTATTATTTCTTGACCTTGAGCTCTTACAGGAATTTTATCGTAAACTCTTACTAATTCAGAATCAGGCAATGTTTTAAAAGGCTTTGTACTTTGATAGTCATACACAATAGTATCAGTATTAACGCCATCAACAGTACTTAAACCTGTAAATTCAGACGCTTGTATTGTATCTACAACTTTAACAGCTAAAGAATCAGACTCTTTATATAATATTTCTATTTCAGACACATGAAATGTTGATGCTAAGTCTTTTCCTAATATACCAAAAGCAGCTGGTTGACCGTTTGTTTCTGATGGTGGCGTAGGTATTTGAAGAAAAATGTTATTAACTTTATTAGCCATAAAATCAACAACAGTACTTCTATATGCGTTTTGTTCGTCTTTAGTGTTTCCAGCTAAAACAGGATTTGCAGTACCTAAAAAATAACCATCTTGTTGAGGTATAAAAGCGGCTTGAGTAAAAGGCGCCATTAAAGAATATGTATTATCTATATATTTAAATCTATAACTAAATCTTACAAATTTATCTTCTAAAAAATCTGGATCACCATTAAAACTAGCATTATAATTAGCATTAGCTGAACCATCAGGATTTGTTTGTGCAGTAGCATCTAACATGCTAGTTACATATTTACCATAAGTTGTTGCTGGTAATGTATTAGCATTAAACAATATAGTAGTATTAACAGGAATAATACCTGTTGTAGGCGCACTAATAGTTAATGTAGGAGAACTATAGCTTACAATAACTGTACCAGCAGCTATACCTGTAGACGCTGTAACAACAGCACCTGTTAAATCTGTAGGGTTTACTCCTTGTAAAGTACTTGACGGAATATTAATAGTTGTAACCGCAGAACTAGTAGGCGTTGTAGGGTCAGTAGCACCTTGACCACCATTTACATTATAAGCAGCTGTTTTTTCATAATATAAATTAATAGGTTGATACGGAGCATATGTTGCTACACTAATTTGTTCTTCTGTAGTATAAAAACTATTAGTTGTTGAAGAGGTTGCATTACTTGTAGCATTATTTAAAGTTATTTTTCTAGGTTGGTTTCTATTATCTGTCCAAAAAAGTATACCTTCTAGTAAATTTACATTTAATATAGGTTTATTTTTAGAAAAATTTAAAAATGCTCCAGATAAAAGCATAAGAGATTGACCACTAGCTACATTATGTTGAAATACATAGTTGTTTGCTGTTGAAGAATAGTTTAAGTTTTGAACTATATAATTGTTTTGAGTTTCATCGTAATCAGTTAAAAATACATATATATTATCAGATAAATTATCAGTATACATACCAATAGCAGTAAGATTACAGTTACAACCTGATAAAACTTTAAAGTCAGCTATTTCTACGTTACCTAAAACATTTTCTAACGCTCCAACGTCGGCACCTTCAGATTTACTTACCTGTATATTATTTCCTTCACGATATTCACCATTTGGTAACAACCTGGCATCCAGGTCTTTATTCATTTTGGACTTAATAAAAGAATTTTTAACTTCTGCCATTTAATTTAGTTTTTAAGCCACTTGGATTTGCCCCTCATTATTTGAACAAACTCATTAGATTTAATGTTAGATAATCTTATTTTTGCATTTCTTAACTTAGCACTTTTTTCTCTACGTAATCTTTGTACAATATATTCAGGTTGATTTATTTTTGAAGCAATTACAGCGTGCATAACATAAGCATAAACAGCTTCTTCAGCTAGTTTAGGTACTCTCATTTCTTGATCATAAGATAAACCATCAGATATATATTCTAATATTATTAATTTATCTTTTAAATCACTAGAAAAAGACATCTTACCATCTCTATTGTTTATTGTAAACCATCCGTTTATTTGAGATATTTCTGGTTGCATGCCATATAGTTGGCCATAACCTAGTAATCCACTTCCATATATACCCCATAAACCATCAGATATTAATCTACCTGTTATATCGTTTCTTATTTCTTGTAATAAAGCACTATCAATAGCAGCATATCTTTCTTCTGTTATAGATGTACCAGTAATATCTTGACCTTGATTTGTTTGTGTTGGTATACCTTCAGCATCTTGTATTGGTTTTGTATAAGGATTTGATGTAAGTGTTGTTGGGTATATAATGTGTTTTATTCCTTTATCATCTACCCAAGAAACGTTAACGTAGTTAACATAGTCTTGTGGAAGTGGAACACTTAAATTATGAGGTATTGTTAGCTCTTGTGAATGTATACTTCTTAATGTATCATAACTAAATTCTTGTAAAGCTCGTTTAGTATGAAACACAATATCTGTTCTTTTTACACTTGATATTAATTTACCAGCACCAACATATGCTACTAAAAAGTTATTAACTATTTCATTTACTTTTATATACTGATACTCACCATAATTGTCTTGAACAACTTTACCTAAAGCATCTTCATTACCAAACTCACCACCATTAGCAGTTAATAATTGTATAACTACATATGTACCAGTAGCTTGTGCTGGTAAAGTAAATACATTATTAACAACAGTATATGCGGTTGTATATTCTGTAAAAGTACCAGATAATCCATTAGCACTAGTATATAATCTAAAATTATTATCATTATATAAAGCATTTGCTGGATCACTAGCTCCAAATATAATATCAGTATTAAACGTTGAAGTAAAAACTGTTTGATTATTTGTAGCAACAAATACTTGGGTACCTGCGTAATATTGTGCGTTTGTTTCTGTTATTAATCCTCCGTTAGGTGTTGCCATAATTTAGCTTTTTTCATTTATTTCTTCAGACTGTACTTGTTGAGACGCAGCTTGAACAATTTGTGGATCTCTTATTACAATACCTGCATATAGTAATATTTTTATTATCAAAGATGTTTGTTCTGATATATGTATTTCAAAATTTCTAGATCCTGTAGGAGAAGCAGATGGATCAAAAGGAGAGCTGTTATATACATATTGACCTAAAGAACCTACATCAAAGCCCCAAATAGGTGGTGCAGGTTTTTTAATAAATTCAACTTGTATATCACCATCTGTAACTATGTCATTAGGTAAAACATATAAATAATTATTCTCATATAAATATGCAGGAAAAGTTTTTGTTGGTTTTGTTAGCAAAGATTTATTTATAGTATAAAAATCATTTCTATCTAATCTTTGAACTAATACTTCATTTCTATAAGTAACTGTACCTAGTCTATAAAAAGGCGTATCCGAAGTAGGTTCTACATTATTACCATATATATCAATAGTAGGTAATGTCCAGTATGCAGGAGGTCCAGTAACATAACTAGCGTTACCGTAAGTTTTAAAAATAGCTATTTTTTCATCAATATTTTCTACTCTATCAGCATAATCAGTATCTGTTTGAGGTATACGTATTTGTTGGTTTATATCCTCAAAATATTTTTCAAATATTTCTAATTGAACCTGAGTACCTATATTGTTAAACTCTGTAGGTGTCATATAACCTCTTTGCTCTTTGTTTAATATAAGTAAAACGGTTTGATAAACAGTGTTTACATTTATAGCCATTTGTTATTTTTATTATAATAAAGGAGGCTTTTACGCCTCCCTTATTAGTATTACATGTTAAGAGAGTTTTTTCTCTATAGATTTATATATTTCTAAACCTTCATCTGTTTTAAAGAACGCAGCCATAGCAGCATAAGGGTGTTCATCAAAAGGCACAGTCATTAGTTTCTTATTGTTTGAAGACCATTTAAATGTTCTTTGATCATCGGCTAAGTGTATAATACCAGCTTCAGTTGCTTTTATAGCAAAATTTCTAAGCTGTACGTTATCGTCTTTAGCAAGATCTATGAAAAGTTTAGCGTCTTGTTTAGCAAATATAAGTAAATCTCTTTTTATTTCCTTAGAACTCATCTCAGATACCTTAGATCCCATTTCAACTCTTAAAATAGCTTCAGCTTGATCAATCTCTATATTTCTAGCGATATTTAAAGCATCTATTTCCATTTCTAAGTCTACTAATTCATCTTTAGCATCTTCTACTGTATCTAATTCTTTATATTTTACATTTAGTAAAGGATGATAAAGCGATAGTATTTTTTGTAAAGACTGTTCTTTTTTCCTTACAGTTAAAGCACCATCTTTAAATACAATATGTCCTAAAGTTGCTTCACCTTTTTGTTCATCTTTAAACGGTGAATTTTGATTTGTAGCATATCTTATTTCTCTTTGTTCATTTTTTTCATTGTCGTACCATAATAAAGCATGACGTGTTGTATGACGAGAAGGTATTTTTAAAGTTAATGGTTGATTTGTACCTTTTACAAGATATGTTCTATCTTTTATTTCCCAAGATGTATCTTGAGTTGTTTTTTTAGTTTTCATAATATGATATAATTAAATAGTTAATAATAGTAAAGCTGGGGCAAATTAATGCCCCATAACTTTACAAAGTACTTATTAAATTCCTTGGAATAAAACAAAGTTGTTAGCAGCTTGTGTAACTAAACATCTTTCAGATAGGAAGTTTACTTCCATAGCATCAAGATTTGAAGTGTAAGCACCACCTGCAGAACCAGTTAACCAAGACTTCATACGTCTGTCTTCTGTTTGAGAAGCTCTATATCTAACGTGTAAGAATGGTCGTCTGATGTTTGTTCCTAGAATTTGGTCATAAACTGTTGAAGTTCCAGCAGGAACTAAAACACCTTCAATTGAAGAGATACCTGTTTGAGCACCTCTAGTAGAAGCGTCATTTAAGTATTTCCAGTCAGTCTTATAAAAATCGTAAGATCCTCTTCGGAAACCACTAAATCCAAGATTTAATGCCATTTCTTCAGAATTTTCAAACAAGCCATAAGCTGTACCTCCTTGTGCTCCGTAAGAAACATTCGAAAGCATGTTATCAAACTCTAGAGAAGTAGATCTATTTAAGAAAAGCATGTTTTCTTCTATAGCTCCTTGAGTATCTAAGTTTTTAAGAATTTCATCAAAGTCATCTATACCAGAAGCACCAGAGAAACCAATCTCTACGTTACCTCTAGCTGTGATAGCAGCGAATAAACCTTGAGTACCACCTAGACCTGTACCAAGAGCAGAAACACCTGAACCAGCAGCTGTTAACTCACCTTCAACACATATCATTTCTAAGTAGTCTTCAAAACGTAATCTTGTTTCAGACTCCGCTTTTAAGTACCATAAGTAACCAGTTGTTCCATCTTCTGTAGCAACTTCAACCCAACCTATTTGAGCCATATCAGATCCGTTTATTGTGTAAACATTTCTTATAATGATAGGAGAGTTAGAAAATTGAGTAAAAGAAGGAGTGATAGTTACCTGTGGCTGAGCAGCAGGAGCATCAACTAAAGCACCAGCACCAGCGTTAACTGTAGAAGCACCTTTTTGAAATTCTGAACCGTATACAAATATTTTTACAGTTGCACCCATTACAGCGGCACCAAGACCAGCTGTTAAATATGGTTCTACTGTTAAAACACCTGTTCCAGTGTTACTTGCAGATACATAACATTTTGCTTCGTTACCAGAATTATCCATTACTACTATTGTTTGACCAGGGCTAATTACGTTTCGTGTAACGCCTGGAGCAGTAGCAGCAGGAATAGTAATGGTTGGGTTAGCAGCTTGTTGGCCGTTAACACAGTTATCATATGCTATGTGTAATCTGTTTTGTTCTGACCAAATTACTTGGTCTGATGTCATAGGCATTTCAGCGCCTACCATTCTCAAGAACCCAGATAACGTTCTGTTTCCATAACGCTCTACTTCTTGTTCGTATAACTCTGGCAAATATTGTTGAGCAAAATCATTTGCTCCACCATCAAATGCCAAATATGCTGATGCTAGTAACTGCTGATTAGGAGCAGGTACTATCGCACCAAATTGTGGTATTAAAGACATAATTTATTATTTTTAGTTAAATGTTTTCTTTTTTATTTTTAATCTTGAAGAATCAACACCACTAATTGCTTTTACTTTAAAACCATTAACAAATACATCGCCCGTAGCTGTTTGCCTTGGACCATCAGTACTTATGTTTTTGGATTTTGCTAATTGATCTTTAATAGCATCGGTTTTACCTTGCTCATAAAAATGATTAGCAATAGTATCTGCGTTTTGTGCAGCATATAATGCTTTATGATAACCTTTAGCATTAGCTATTTCTCCTTCTTTATTAAGAAACTTTCCTATAAAATTTGAAATATCACTTTGGTTATTTGCAACACTACCAGGATCTTTAATACCGTATCTAAATTTTTTATCTCCTAAATTAAAATCAAAACCTTTGAAATTATCGTTTAATAATTCTTTAGTTTTGGTAACAAAACGGTCGTGTTTAACATTATTTACTTTTTGTTCTTCATTGTAGCGGTTGAAAAAGTCAGTAGCTTTTTGTTGGTCTTGAGTAACGCCCGGTCTCAACTTGATCTCGTCGTAATATTTACTCTTGATTTTTTCCAAATAGTTCTTGGCTTTTGCAACTTCTTCTTTATATGCAAGCTTTTTCTTACGAACAGTTCTTGCTTCATCTAATTCTTCATCAATAGCAAAAGAATCTTCTATTATAAAGTTTCTTTCTTCTGCATTTAAATGAGGTTTAGATTGTTTGTAGTATTCATGTAAAAGTGTAGTTTCATCTACGTTAGTATAGTCAGCGTTTAATCTAGCGTAATCTTGTATATCTCCGCCAGTTTCTTCCATAAACTTTACTAATTTTTCTACATTTTCAGGGAGTTTTTGTGTTTCAACTTCCTGTGGTATTTCTTCTTGTTTCGATGAGGTAGTGGTAGTTTCAATGCTTCCATCCACTCCTGCCTCGTCAGGTGTATCGTTTTCATCTGTTATTTCTTGTATAGGCGAATCAGACTCTACTCCTTCGTCGGTGGGCCGTACTTCTTTAACCACTCCTTCGCTGTCTTTACTGTCTTCGGAACTTTCGACAACAGCATCGCTATCATTTGTCTTTTGTGTTTGAACGGCATCTTTTTCTTCTTTTTTAGGTTTACTTAAATCTACCTTAATAATATCAGGTATTTTTTCTTCACCTAAGTTTTTTATTTTTTTTGCACTTTTTATTTTAAACTCTCCTTCTTTTTTAGTAGGAGTAGTATCAGTAGCAGTAATTTTTACTTCTTCTTCTTTTGTTTTTACTTCTTCTTGTTTAGACATAATATAATAATATAAAATTAATAATAACTCTTAATTAGGACCAAATTGCTCTAGTCCAAAACCATCTAAATTATCATTACCTGCTGATTCAAAATTTTGAGGTAATAAATCATTTTGTCGTTGGTTTATAAGTTCACTTTGTTGTGTACCTTGTATTTTAACTCTTGTATCTTTACGATCTTCTATTGATTGTTCTTTTTGTTTTTGTACTTCAGCTTGCATTTCAGCTAGTTTCATTTGATACTCAAACTCTTCAGCCATTAATTCTTTTTTAATTAAAGCTTCTTGTTGCATCCTTTGTATTTCAAAATCAGATTTAGCTTTTTCAATTTGCATTTTTGTTTCAGCAACAGCTTGTTCTTTTTGAACATCAGCCATAGCTGCTTTTTCAGCCGACTGTGCATTAGCTTGTGCTTGTGCTTGAATATTTTGTAACTGATCAATTCTTGCTTGTTCTGCTTTTTCTTTTTGTTTTAATTTAAGCATTTGATTAGCAAGCTTAATATTTTTTATTTCACGTATATCAATTGCATCTTCTAATCCAATATTTTTAGCCTGTAAAGCTATTTGTATATTTTGTTCTAATAAACTTTTTTCTTCTTCTTCTGGTTCTAGTTCTAAAAATATACCAAAATCATGAAGAGCTAAATCTTCAATTTCTTCTAACGTGTTTACATTAAAAGTATTTATACTACCTATTAATGATTCTTTTGTTAAAGGAAAATTTAACATATCTGTAACTCTTAAGCTTATGTTTTCACAAACTCTTACAGTTAAATACATTAATGACTGTAATATATGTCTAGTTGCTGTATTAGAGTTTGCTGCTGCTAGTTTTTGTAAACCAACTAAAGCATTTTTATCAGGTGTACTACCATCTCTTGCTTCATTTAAACCAGTTACATCACGTATCATTTGTAAATAGTATTGATATGTCTGTATCATAGCTGATATTTTTGACATACCATTTGAAGTCTGTAATTCTTGAATAGGTACTTTACCTCTATTTAACTCACCATCTTGTGTTAATGATCTACCAACAATACTACCTGTTTGAAAGTACATGTTAAGAGCTTCAGATGGATTATAGTTAGTACCATTACCTAGATCAACCTCTGCTAACCCATCAACGTCTACATATACACCGTCTGGAACCATTCTAGCTAAAACTTGTTGAAGTTTTAAATGAGTTAATTGAATCATATCAGCAAAACCTATTGTTTTACTAACTAAAGATTCAATACGACCTTGATACATTCTAGGTGCTGAAATAACGTAATTCATATTAACCTTAGTAGTATCACTTAATGGCCTTGTCATGTTTTCACATAGCTCCCATTTTAATATATTATTACCTAGACCTAAAACTTTAGCGCCACTATATAAAACCTCTATAGCTCTTGATGCTTTTTTAAAGTTATCACTTTCTGGTGGATTAAAAGTATCATCTTTTTCTAATGTTTTTTCTAAACCGGCATCTGTTTGTTTTATTTTAAATACTTGATCATGATATGTTTTATATTCAAAATATAATATTTGTATTTGATCTTGTGTAGACTGACCCCAATAAGTATTTGTATAAGAGTTTCTACCTGGAAATTTTTGTATTTCTTCTAATTCTTGGTCTGTTAAATTAGGAAATTGTCTTTTAACTTCAGACAGCGACATGCTTTTAACCTCACCTACATAATAAAGATCTTCAAAGTTAGGATCAGTTGTATAAGAATAACATATACTAGCTGGATCTACATAATCTACAGTTATGCCTTCAGATAAATTAAAATTTGTTTTAACACAACTTATACCTAAAACACTTAAATCATAAGCTAATCTTTTTTTAGTTTCATCAAATTTATTATAATCTAAAATATTATTAATAACTTCTTCAGAAGCAATCTCTATACTTTGTTTATAATTAAGTTGCATGTAAATATCTAATTCTTCTTGCGTAGCAGGTAGTTCATCAGAACCAACACCTGAAACAGAAAAATCTTTACCTAATTGTTGGGATAGTTGATCTAATATTTCTTTATTAGCTATATCTTGTGCTGCGTTTTCAGCAAATTCAGTTCTTTGTTTTACTGCAAAAGGATCTGTAGCATAAGATTTTATTTCATAACCTTTATCAGTCATACCATTAACAACTATATCTACAAACTTAGATAATATAGGTACTGGTTTCCAGTCTAAATTTAAATAAGATAAATCACCATTAATAGCTAATTCATCTTTATATTTTTGAACAGGTTGTTCACCTCTTGCGTATAATTTTAATCTATTAAAATTTTGATAATTATTAATAAATCTATTTTGTCCACTTGTGTTTCGAAACCATTCATGTTCTATTGCCTGTGCAACAGCTAATCCATATTCTAAAGATCTTTTCTCTGCCTCAGGTACTACCTGATCTGGAAAGCTGCTGTTATAGTTTATGTTAATCATTTATGTGATTATTTTTGAATTATATCCTTTGTTATCATACGACTTAAACTTTAAAGGAACTGATGATATATTTCTTTTAGCATGAGGTGTATATCTATTTTTATTACAAGCCATTATAGCTAAACCAGAACTTATTGAAGCATCATGTTTAGTTCTATTATTTATATTAAATTTTGCCCAGTCATCTAATGTGTTTTGAAAATACATATCTCCATAACCTTTAGTAATTAAACCAACAAAGTTTTCAATATAATCTTCAATAGCAGCAGCGTGTGCTTGTTTAATATCTTCACTTGTATTAGGTATTCCACCTATTTCTCTTTCTGTAACAGATAATTTGTTATAAACTTTATCTGGTCTATTCATAGAATAACCTCTGTAACCTCTTCTTTTTAAATAATATAATAATCTGGGTTTGTTATTTTCTGCAAGTAATGGCATACCATAAAATGATATAGCCATTAAAACATCTTCAAAAAATATTTCAGCTGTTTGTGGTCTAGCTATGTATTCTAAGAAAAAACTATTTGGAGGAACATCCTCCATAGAAAATTTAGTTAAACCGTGTAAAGCTCCTTTAGATCCTCTACCATCTACTGTGCCAGAGATATCATAACTATCGCAGCCAAAAGCACCAGTATGATCATTTCCAGGATACCTAATACCATTTTTAATTATATATTTATTTTGTAAATTAACAGGCGGTATCCAAGATACTAAAAACCTGCCATTGTTGTTTGGGAAAAAAACAACTCTTGTATCTTTTACACCATTTTCCCATTGAAAACTTCCCTGTGTAAGGATGTTTGTGTTTCTTAAATCTTCATTATAATCTATTTGTTCATAAATCTTAGTTAGATTAAATAAAGATTGTTTTGCTTCATCTCTAAAAGCATGTTTTTCAGTTCTTGGAAACTGACGATAAAATTCATTTAAACCGTCTTGATCATTTTTTAATCCTTCTACTTCGTTTTCCCAATGTGAGATGACACCGATTTTAATTTCTCCGCCATCGATACTTCTAACCGCTTTTTTCGGAGTTTCGAATACAGGAAATCCATAAGTATTGATGTATCCCTCGTAATTCCACTCCATAGGTATGAACAAACTATATAGTCCTGAATTAGTCTGTCCATTTCTGTTTCTTTTTGTAACGTCTGACGCATCATATAGTTTTTTAAAATTAGTACCTCCTTTATCTAACGCATTGGATGTTGAACCCATCATACATCTACCTATTATTCTACTACCTAATCTTAATGTTGTTTTTGTAACCCTCCAGTTATTGAGGATGTTGTCCGGCCTCTCCCATTTGCCCGATTCGTCGTGGGCGAGAAGTTTGAGCTTCTCCCCATCGTACGAGTTGTCCCCGGTGTTCTTCCAATCGATCGTGGTATCAAGCCCGACGAGTTCCTCGGCACGTTCGTTCTGATCGAGTTTCTTACGGGTAAGTTTGGACGCCGGTACTCTGTAGGCAAGTTCCGTTTTGGGCCTGTCCATACCGTCCTGTATTGGTCTAAAAAAAAAGGGGTAATTAACGGATATCGGTACAACCTTGTCGGTAAACATCTTCTTTGCATCAGCGCCACTCTTCGATAAAATACCATATCTGGAGTCTGATGATATAGTGGCCTGGTGTACAAGCTCTGAAGATGCCATGAAAGAAAAACCGGATCGTCTATTCTTAAGATAGCACAGTCCATATGAGCGCTCATCCAGCTTACAGGCCTCCCAGAAAATGAAGAAAATTCTATTGGATTCGCGAAACTCTGGGTGTCCGACATCAATTTTAGTCCACTGCAAGTACATGTAATGAGAACCAGTAATATAACTAGGAAGACCTTCGTTATAAAACCAGAACCCTTCTTCACGTCTTTTAAATTCTTCATCAATATAGTCATACCATTTATCTTTAAATTGAGCAGGATAATTATTCCAATCAAATACAGTTTTAATTTTATCTAATTGTTTAGGATATTCTTTTACCTCCCAATACTGTTCTTCTTTTTTATCTGATCTTTTATAAGCTTCTTCTACTAATGGAAGGGCAATTTTAAGACCTTGTATTTCATATATTTCACCAATCTTACCACTCTTACTAATAATAACAACATCATGTTCTTCATTATAACCTGCTTCCCATTTTTTATATCTATTATTTTTTTTAAGTATTTTAGATTTTATATGATTAGGTAAAATTTTATAAAGAGTTTGCTTATACATTATCTAGATCTATTTTCTGCAAAACCTTTAAAACTTGCTCCTTTATCTTTTTTACTAGTTTCTTTTAACATATTTTCTTCTTCTTCAATACGGTTAAGTATTTCAAAAGCATCAAATATAGCTAGTTTTTTTGTAGCAGCTGCATTTTTTAATCTGTCTGCAGAGATATCATCATCAGAATCAACTATTGCTTCTTTAGCTACTTTAATTAATTCTTCTACCGCTCTCTGCCCAGCTTGGATTATACTCTCTTTGGTTTTCTTCGTGTTCATACTTAATTAAAATATCATTTGATTCCATACAATATAAAAGTTGCTTATCAACAACAAACTCAAATTCTCTGTTAGATTTAAACCCAACAACATCACCTGTAGTTATTCCTAGCACTTCTAATGAACTATTACCATACTTTAGTATACCAACATTCTTTTTTACTTTTTCAACACTAAACTCATTATTTTCTTGTAATGGTTTTATAAAACAAAAATCTTTATTTGTATTCCAAATACCATTATTATATAAATATATTTGTGATTCTGATGCAAAGTATAAATCATCTTTAAAATATTTAGAACCATTAACAGATTCTCCTTTCATGTTATAGTATCTTCTAAATAAATTATGATGTACAATAACTATATCGTTTATTTTAATATTTGTTTTTATAGCTAATGGGATACTAACTACTTTGGCAAGCCTATTAACAAATTTATGATCTGAAATACTAGAATTAATAATTAATTCTTTATTATCAATATTTACTTTATTATTATATCTTTCACCTAATGGTTTTATAATAAAATCATAAACACTGTTCATTAGTATTCTAAATCATATTCAACCGATATAGCCATATTGGAATTAAATTTTTTCCAAGGTAATACCTCGTCTCCTTTTTTAATAAATATATTATAAGAAAACTCTTCTTCATTATATAATATATGAGATATAGTATGACCGCCATACACTTGCTGTCCTATAGCATAGTGCATAGCGTCATTTTTGTAATCAGCCCCTATGCTGATTTTTCTTATTACACTACTCACTTTTTTCTTCTATAGGTGTATAAGTACCATCTTCTAAGTTAATATTAACAGCACCATATTCTTTTTCAAGTTCTAGTTTAAAATCATCCATATCCTGAACTGCTCCAGCATATTTATGACATAAACCATGTTTTTGTCCTTCTAAAAAACCTATATCTCTTAATAGACCAGCTAAAATTTCTTGCTGTTTCTGTATTTTAGATAATTGTTCTTCAGTAATTTGTGTTTTAGCCTCCTCGGCTTTTGATTCTACTTTTTTCATTTGATTTAATTTAAATTTAATTTATTAATATAATGCTAATATTTCAGTAGCAGTAGTTGCAGCATCACCAATTAAAATTTTTCTAGCTTGTAAAGGAAGTATTGTTCCAGCAGGAATACTTTTAATAGTAACTGTTTGGCTTGTAAGTGCACCAACTAATTCTAATTTAATATCGCCAGTTCCACCTACATATAATCCAAAACTACCATTTGATTGAGGATCAGCTTCATAAACACCATCAGTACCAGCATCAGTACCACTAGTTGGTGGTTGTAAATCAGTTCCAGCTAAAGCTATAGATAAACTACCTGTAATGTTAGTTTGACCAAAAGCATTATTAAGTGATGTTGCATCAAAGACTATAGTCTGTGTGTTAGCACCTAAGTTAGGTCCAGCTCCTGGATTTGTTGGAGCACTTGTAGCTCCAGCGGGTCTTGTTTGTACTACTCTTACATTTGTAATTGCCCCTGTACCATCAGCTTCTATTTCATAAGATGCACCAGTTCTTGTCATCTGTGATCCTGTGTCTGTTAATAAGGGAGCGCCACCAGTACCTCTAGTACTAGGTATAGCAGAACCTAAAAAAGTTCCACCTGAAGCAAAAGCAATAACTTTTTGAGCTGTTGCAGCTATATTAGCTGTGGTATCTGTAAATTGACCAGATGGTATACCTGCAGCTGATGCGCCTGGTGCTCGTAATGTAGCTGATAATGTAACATCAACTGCATCAGTAAAAACATCGTCTTGACTTTTTTGATACATAATTATTTTTTATTTTACTTTATCTTTTATTTTTTCATAAGTTCTAAGACCACCTAATCCTAACATACCTAAAAGTACTGTCATTAAATGATCCATTTGTAAGGCGGGTGGAGTTTCGAAAGTAGGTGTTAACCATATAATCAAGTCTCTTACAACAAAATTATATGCTAGTGCTACGCCGCATATCCACCCAATAAATGGTCTCCATCCAGCAACAAACAATGTTCTATGCTGGGCTTCTACTGCATTTATCTTAGTCTGTAATTCTATTAATTTTTCAGGATCTAATTCCTTACCTTTTATTGCTTCTCTTATTTCCCAAGCCAAACCGCCAGCAACAGATTTATTTCCGTTACCTTTACCTAAAAGGCCTAGTAATAATTTAAACACTATTTATTTTTAATATTCACTTTAACTCCTTTAGAGTCTGTCATTACACTATATCCTTTACCAGTATCTTGTTTGTGAATTTTACCGTGTTTAGGCATACCCTTACTTTTCTTTTGGTGGTTTATTTTTTGTGCGGTACTCATACCTTTATGATGATCTGTAGCTGCACCTCTAGTAACCATATTATCTATATGAGGCATACCTTCGCTTTTATATTTAGCTGTACCTAGTTTTCCACCTCTACCCATGCCTTTTTCATCATGTGCTATTGGATCATATTTAATTTCAGGATTACCTCCTAATTTATTCATGTGTTTTAGTATTGGATGTACTCCACTTACTGATTTATTACCGTATCCCATTTTATTTGTTTTATGCGTTATAAGCCCTTTTTTCCCAAGGTAAATTTTTATTACCCTCATTAAATTTAGAACGAGGATATTTTTTACCTTTCCAGTAAACGTTTTTATTATCATAATCTAGTATACCTTTTTTCATATCATTAAGATGTACTTTTTCATGTTTTATTACGTCTGCTTTCTGTTTAGGGTTTGTTATGTTTTTATTTATTAATATACTTCCGTTTTTGTCAGCTCTACCAAGTAAACCATCTTCTTCAAAATCTAAATGATACACTGGTGTGTTATCAATTGTATAAGGTGGTTTAATTTTAAAAGCCATATTATTTTTTATACGGAAACATTTTATTTAGTTTATCTTTTCTATGCTGACAACCACAAGGGATATTAAGCCCTTGTGATACTCTGTCAACAATACTTTTGATTCCAGTTTTTGTAGTAAATTTCTCTACACTATCGCCGAAACCAATACTTTTATGCATAAGTAGCTGTTCTCCAGTACATTTGTACAGGTGTTGCTGCTTGATCATTTCCTAGAGAGCAAGTAGTAACTACGCCTCCTGGATTTGATGTCATAGCGCCTCTTACTGCTCCTACTAATGGATTGTCTTGTCCTGTTACTAATGTTGGATTTACAGCAGAGCCAGTTGAAGTGGATACTGCTAATGTTAATGTTTGATAACCAGCAGCTTGTGCAGCTCTTCCAGTTAATCCTATAACAACTGTTTTAGCGTTAGCACCTGTAGCACCTGTTGCTGTTACTGTTGTTATATCTTCTACATTTACAAGCACGCTGTTGATTGGTCCTAATGGAGCAACAACTGCAGTGTTTATACATTTAAATTTTATAAATTTTGCCATTGTTTTTAGTTTTTAGTTTTTAGTTTTTCGTTTGTTTGTAATTAATAAGCGTTATTACTTCGCTTTCTTTTCTGCTTTTGAGGCATGTACTGCTTTACGTTGAGCAGCTGACGCATAACCAGCAGGTCCTTTTGATTTAGATATTCTTTTTTGAATTCTTTTTGCTCTATTTTCTTGTCTTTTTTTAATAGATTTTAGTCTTTCTGCTTTTTTGCTTCCTTTGTCTGCAGTTTTTAGTTTTTCAGAAGTTTCTTTTGCTTTATCTTTAGACTTAGCTAATCTTATTTCTTTTCTGCTTGCTCCAGCAGCTTTCATGTCTTGTTTTTTCTTTTTTCTATCAGCTCTTTTTTGACCAGCAGTTCGTGTATCTTTTTTAACTTCAGGTTTAGTTGATTTTTCGTTTTGTCTAGAAGACTTTGCATCAGCAGTAATGTCTTTTGACATTGACTGTAAGTCTTTTTTCTTTTGATCTGCTTTTGCTTTATCAAACTCTTTGTTTTTTTGATCAATAGTTTTTACTTTTCCTCTAACTTTATTTGGCTTAGCAGTTGTTTGTTTAGTAGTAGTAGTAGTTTTAGTGTCTGTTGGTTGAGTACGTCTTCTTGCTGTTGACCCTGTTGCACTAGATCTACCAGTAGATTTACCATCTTTATTTTCTGCTTTTGGAAATGAAGGTTTAGTATACTTACCATCAGATATAGTACGGTTTTTATATTCGCTAAAAGTTTCTCCTTTTTTTCCATAACCGCTATCATAATCTTTTTTTGTAGCTGTAACATGAAAAGGTGATTTACTTCCTGATACATTACCTTGTGCAGGTTTTGGCGATTGAGCTTTTGCAACAGACATAGCATGAGGTTTAGTCCCTGCAGTACTAGCAAATATTTTTCCTATTTTTGGTAGTTTAAATCCCATTATTTCTTATATTTTTTAGAGTCATATTTAATATCTCCAGCAAGCTTAGAGATGTGTTTTTCATCAGCTGTCATATCTATATCACTTTTATTATGTTTTGAATCATAATCAATATCTCTTTTTAAATAAGAAATATGCGCTGCATCATCACGTTCTGCAGCGTGTACGTTGTGTGTTGTTACAGGCGTAT